ATCTCTTGGAATTATTTGTGTAGAAATAGGCTCTGGGATTAGATTTAATTTTTTAGAAACATACTGCTCTACTTTAGGAGTGATATGAGCAAATGTTCCCACCGCTCCTGAGATAGCACAGGTAGATATCTCTTTAACAGCACTTTCTAATCTTTTTTTATTTTCTTTTTAAATTTACGGAGAGCACGTTCGTACTGTCCATCTTTCACAAATACTTTGGTCATAATTCAAATTCATCATCAAATGTTTTAAGCCAAGCCACACCATCACCGCGGGCATCTCGTGCATCTAGCTTTGTTTTGCATTTATCTTTGATTCCGTATTCCCATTGAACGTCAGTAACACCTGCATGGAGTAGATAAATGTCATATTCTTTTTCGCTTAGTACATTAACTAGTTCTTGTATTGTTACATCGTCCCAGTCGGCGTTAGAAATCATAACTTTAGGAATATTAACATTTAAGTCGACATCGGGATGAGTGAAAATTCGTGGCATAGTATATTCCTTATTTTTTGTCTGTGATCATCAGGTGTCCACCCTAATGACTTTTCCATAATTTAACAGTTCTTCTGGCATTGCTTCGAACCAATGCTGTTTAACATATTCATATTTTCAGAAACAGGGTCGACAGGCTTAGCTTCATCTTTATTAGGTATAAGTTTGTTTGCATTTTTTACACCTAGTACATCTAACATCTGACGGTTAAGTTCAGGTAAGTCATAGATGTCAGGGTTCTGCTGTGCCATTTGCATAACGGCTTGATACTGTACAACCTTCTGTGCCATCGTTGCAGCATTAGGATCAGCTACTGGAATAAGGTTAACTTTATTGTAGTCGTCTTGTTTAGCGCCGGGAGTGCCTGTAGCCGGATCATAGCGGTAATTAGGGTCGGTGTAGTCTCTAATAATATTTTTAAGTAGACCAAACTCTTTCTTCATTGAGTAATAGATACGCGCATTGACTGCGGACATAACTTTTAGTGTTCTCTCTAAGATAGCAAGAGTAGAACCTACGGGAGAGTTAGCTGACATATCAGATACTTTCATATCCGCAGCAGAAGCAAAGCGTCGTCCTTCTTCAATAATTTTATCCATCAAACCTGCAAGTACTTGGCTAGGCTCTTTGTATGGTAATGGCATCAAATTGTCACGGATAGTTCCTGATGGTGCATCCACATCACGCCACTCAGCTGGTCCAATTGGTGTATCATCACCTTTAATACGTAAGCCTCTGGCTTTGAAACCACCTGGAAGATTAGATAATGTCCCTGCGTCTACTAACTGTCTTAGTAACATGGTTCCTGATTTTGAGAAACCCCCAATTAAATGGATCAGACCAAAACAATAAAAACCAAATCCTGGGATGTATCCATAATGAACAAAATGTTCACGGCGTTTTTGTTGCTCATCAAACTGATTCCAATTACGTCTAACAGATAATATCTCAGAAGTACCTTTATCTATCGTTACAATATAAGGTAATGCAATGCCGGTTTTTTCTCCATCGTCTTCATCCTCAAAACCTTCTAAGTCAAGGTTAACATTCATCTCTAATATTTTATATCGGTCATCGTTGGTAGCATCGAAGCCCATTTGTTCTGCAATCTTTTTCTCTACTTCATCTAAATCATAGTCAGGATCTCCGAGTTCTATGTCACGGTAAAAACCCATCTGTTGTAACTTGTATACTTCTTGTTTAGTCTTGCGCATGACATGAGTAATACGCTCAGCTGTTTCTAAGTTAGATGCGCCATAAGGAACCACAATATCTTCAGCAGGGACAAATAGTGATACTTGACGTTCTAATGTTGGATCATAATAAACTTTCTTAAATGCATTGCCTGATAAACCAAGACCCCATAGCATTCTTTCATGTTCAGGACGATACTCAGGCATCATATCCATCAACTGGTAGTTCATGTTTCTTGTACTCGCGCAGCAGCTTCTAAACACTCAGGTGTTTCTTTACCAATAATAGATGTCTTCACTGGGCCTGCAGCAGGAAAGGTTTCCATCATGGTTTCAGCTTGGAATTTGACAAGTGCTTCGGAGAGTAGTGGGTGATAGACAGCACATGCGCCTTCCCACGGTTCGGACCTTTCTTCTATTTTAAGTCCTAATAGTTCTAAGCCATCAACATAAGTTTCTAGCCAGTCTTTTCTTGAGTTTACATCATTACTAAAATCTTCTAATAAGTCAGAGGATAATTCTGCCATGTATTGCTCAGACAGTTCTTCCGCTAAGTTTTGACTAAACTCCTCGTCTTCCATAGCATCGGGATCAATGATTAATGTAGTACCACCAGCAGTGATTGTCACACTCTCTGGGTCTTCTATCTCAATCTCAATAGCCTCTTCGTTTTCAGCCATTTCCTCTAAGCCCATTGGGGCTGCATATAATCCTTTATCTACGTCTGCCATTATCTTTTCCCGAGTAATTTTTCAATCTGTATCTCTACTAAATACCATATTATCAATAAAAAATATTGACACCTTTAAAAATTTCCATACATTTTTTATAAACCATATCATAACGCATAATGCCTTTTTTGGCTACGACCTTTAAACATCTGTATATCATCTTCCTCATCACTTGGCAAGCGAATAAACCCACCCTGCCTAAATCTTGCTAGTGCTAGTGTTGTCGAGTCAACCAAATCATCGTTGGCTCCTGATGGAAAGTCATTACATTCTTCTATTACTTCGTGAGCCCATCGTTTATCTGGTGCCCATACTACTCCTCCAGCGAACAAGTCCGATACTGCATTTACCCTGCTTACCTTGTCTTGGCCTTTCCCCGGGGTGAACTCACCCACTGGAATACCCATTCTTCTAAACTCTTGGTAAAGCGCAGCACCGTTGGACTTCTTCTCAACAATAAATGCATCCGGTTCCCAATCGCGATATTCTTCGATGCAGAGTTGCTTTAACTCTGGGAATTCTAGTCGTTGCTTTATTGCATTCAGTAATATTATATTATAGTTATTAACATCTTCGTTAAAAAAGACTCCCCAAGTCGTTAATGCGTTGTAATCGGCTCTATTATTAGCTTCTTGCGCAGCATCTAAGGTCATAATAATAAATTCACAAGCAGGTGGGTCTTCTTCTTCCCATATATTCCACCATTCCCGTTTGATTAGTGCGCCTTCTTCAGATACCGGGTTTTGTAGGTACTGAGCGTTCCAATATCGTATGTCAAGTGCTGCACGTCGGGCTTGTAGCTCCTCAATACTCCAGAACTCAGGCCATAACGGGACTTCATTACCCATTTTTATCTTCTAAAAATAGCAGGAAACTCCACTACTTCCCACTGATCTACGTCGTCATTCTTAATCATTTGGTTAACTATCTGTCCTGTCAAGTCTAATTTAGACCATCGTGTATTATGGCTTATTAACCCGTTGGCTATAAAGTTTTCTGTTCTATCTATTTGTACATCAAAGACTTCTTCTTTTCCAGCATAAGTAATGCTCTCAATTTTGTCCGTTATGAAATCTGAGGTATTTTGCAATGGCTTCTGCTGTAGAGGGTTTTTTTGCATATCCGGCGGCGAGGTTGCAGTCATTGCATAAAAGGGCTCTAACTTTTCCTGTATCGTGGTCGTGGTCAACACATAATTTGTTACTCCAGTGGCTGCGAGTGTTTTGTTCAGAAGGCGGTTGATTACAGATAGCGCATACCCCGTTTTGTTTTTGAAGTAGTTTATTATAGTCGTCTTGGTCAATGCCATATCTACTTTTAAGTCTGTTTGACCTCCTTGCCTCAGCATTATAGGATGCTGTTCTGTGCCCAGCCGCCCACCTATTTTTGTTATAGTGGCTCTTGCACAGTCCTTTAATAGCGGCTGACCGCTTACATTCGGGGTGAGTGCAAGTTTTGTTTTTCCACTTTCCATGATGCCCTTGTGGGTGATATGGGATGTCGGGGTGTTTTTGTGATAGCTTCTTTTTGCTTGGCAGGCTCCGCACAGGTCTGGTTTATTTTGTGACCTCGCTGGTCTACCGCATCCTTCGTTACTACAAGAGGGCATGCCCACTTTTAGATTCTTTAGTCTTATCCATTTATGTTCTCCATCTACATTAACAAGAAGCGGGTGTCTCTCGTTTGCACGGACCATTATACCAGATTGTGTTTTCACTGTATATACCGTGTCAACACCATTTGACTTATGGTTTAGTACAGATGAAGAAGCTATTTTCCCATCTTCATATGTAGCGACCTCATCACCCCTTCTTATACTCCGCAGTTCTTTATTAGAACCGTCCGCCATTAAGACTTTAGTATCGCCGGCCATACACATAACTACAACAATAGCTCCACCCGGCATAAGCCTTTGAAGTGGTCCAGATTGGAACCATTCCCATGCTGGGAGAAATACACTTTGCTTTTTCCTAGTTTTTGCGTCCTGTTCAGAGTGAGGATCATCAATTATGAAAAGATCGGCACCCCGACCAGCCAAAGCGCCACCCACACCAATAGCAAAATACTCACCATCCTTGTTCGTTCCCCAGCGAGAAGCCGACTTACTATCCGCTTGCAGGCTAATCTCAGGGAAGATGTCCTTATACGCGTCTGAACCCACCAGATTTCGGACTCGACGACCAAAATTGACCGCGAGATCAGCCGTATGAGATGCCATAATGACCTTCTTAGCGGGATGGTTACCAAGGAACCAAGCCGGAGCGAGGTAACTGATGAGTTCCGACTTGCCATGTCGAGGTGCAATATTGACAATAACTCTCTTTCTTTTGCCTTGAGCGATTTCCTCAAATAACTTAGCCAGCCGTGCATGATGTGCTCCTACTTTGTAGTCTGGGTAGACATGTTTAATAAAATCAAGGAAGTTAGCCTTGCCTTTTTTCTGGGTTACTTCTTTCTGATACTGTTTTAATAACAATAAACTTTTTTGTCTATCTCTCTCAGACATATCAGGTAATGATTTCTGTAGTACCTCTAAGTCATCATGACTAATCATTATCTATAATCTCATGCTCGCCTTCAACGATGCTACCTTTAAGTTGTTCTATGGTTGCCATCAGTTCTCTTTCTAAATCGTCTCCAGATTTAGTAATATGGGTAATCTCGGTTTTCTTCTTAAATGCATCCACTCCATCAATCTCTCCTATTGCACGAAGGGCCGCTAGTTTATCTCTATCATTCTTGGCCATGGCTGCCAGCTGCACAAAGTTATTCACCACGAATAGTTTAAGATCCGCTAATTCTTCTACAATCATGCAATTGGTTTGACCTACTAAACCGGCAAGGAATGCCATTGTTTCGTTGGGGTATTGCCCAAACTCCGGTTTAATCTTTTTGTTTGTCATCATTTCACGAGCAAGTTCTTTGGCTTGTTCTTGATGTTCGTAGGAGGGTTCTATGTTTTCCCCATTGATGTCAGAAATCGTTTTAATCGTGTGGCTGCGTATATATATCTCTTCTTCAGGGGTCATGTCCGGAATAATTTTTTTACGCGCGTTAGGTAGCTCTACGTCGCTCTCAATGGCAGGCATAACGATGGCAGGCTCAAATAGATCAGATTCTTCAGACGGAGATAGTTTTGGTACTTTTAGTTTACTCATGTGTCGCTGTTACACCTTTGATAAATTAATTGCAGCTATAAGGTGAGAGTATAACTAAGTTACCATAGATTGGCAATACGTATAAATAAGTGCCAGAAAGAAAGTAAGTTCAATTAAGTTCATACCCACATTGTAGTGGGTTTTGTATTGGCATGAGGTAGTGGGAATCATTCGCATATATAAGTATTGTTTTTTACTAAGTTTTCTTTAGCAGAAATAACTTGCAGGTTAGAAGGTACATGTAGTCCGGATACTAACTTACCTCTCAAAGGAATAATGTGATCGACGTGGTACTTAACTCCGGTTGCTAACGTTTTTCTTGTAGCTTGTGCATAGAGTTTTTTCATTGCCTTAATGTCTTTAGGCGTTATCCATTTAGGTATGCGGTTTATTTTGTAGGCTCTGTGTCTAGCGTGACTAGCTTTTATTTTTTCTGGGTATCTCTTCCGGTATGCTTTCCGTAACTCTCGTCGTCTTTCGGGGATTTTTTGCTGGTGTTGTTGTGTATGTATTCTGTTGCATTCTACGCAAGTGTAGTTGTGTGTACACCTTAAACCCTTATGACCATATTTACATGGCCCTCCTAGGTACCTGATGTCCCCTGCAGCTAGTGCTTCTTTTCGAGAAGTTTTATATTGCATGCAAAGTAGTCTACCAGTTTTTGAGAATTTTTTGCAAAATATTTTTTTGCCTGTGGATAACTTTTGGTACCGGGGGGTATACGTAAAGTAAGGGGGTACCCCTCCCTGTATTGGCATATGTGGTTGGTGATTTACGCGGATCAGTATGTATATAGATATATTTTATACTTGTTTCCAAAATTGGTGGGTGGGTACGGGGTGGAGTCAAGCTTAGGTCAAATAGGGGTGCTCCAGATCCCGGGCGCACCAAGGGATTCCAAGGGGGTTGTATAATATGTAAAGTTATGCATAATAGATCTATGGTACTACATCGTACTGATACATTTGGAGATACATAATGACTACAGCAACTAGAGAAATACCTAAGAGCTTTGCAGGACTACATGTAGGAACTAAGTCTGAATCAGTATCGAATAGATTTACAGGTGAGGCTGTAGAACTAGAACCCGTGGCAGTTGCGATGTACGATGCCATCATAGGGGCTGAATCCTTGGAGATGTATTCCATGATGCAAGATGGACTATCATGGTTCCGTGAGTATTATCCCTCAGAATTCATGGTACTTCTCGACTAACTATCTAACTAAGGGTTGGGGGTGAAAGCCCCCTTCAATAACTATGAAAAATAAACATAAAGCAAAGATTGATGAATCAAGAGCTGTCAATCCATTAATGGATTATTTCTTGAACCCTCATTTTGAGAAAGTAGCTACTGAAAAAGAAAAGAATTTTATTAAAAATCATTTTGAATTTATAACAATTAAATAAGGGGACTTAATAATGAATAGAAAACAGTACAGCCAGAATGATTTAGAGAATGTTGCCGCTTATGTTAGAAAAGAATGTAACGGTGCGGCGCTTATATTAGGTACAATGGTAACTATAATTACATTGGCCATTGGTTTTATTATAGGCGTATATGTTTAACGAACACCTCCAAGTGGGTAGCTCAGATGCTTTATTGATCTGGGCTATTTTTTATTTTTGAGGGGAAGAACTGGTATCAAAGTCTATCGCTTTTCTATATATATCCGAAGGGTTTTTGGGGATCGCGTAAATTTTAAACTTGCGTAATATGTAAAGTTAGATTATAATAAACGAGTAAACACTGGAGATATAAAGACTATGAATACACAACCAATAACATTTATTACTAAAAAATCAGCATCCGATTATCTTGATTATAAACTAGCGGATAATAAAAAGATGCCATGTAAAACGTTTAATCTATCCGCGTGGGATTGTAAAACGGGCGGGATTTTGGCGGATGATCCGAAAAGCGTATGTCATGGGTGTTATGCTAAAAAATCGCATTATCTTATTTATAGAGAAAACCACGCGCCTGGCTATGATAAGCGAATGAGAAGCATTGACTCAATTCATTGGGTGGATGCGATTATTAAATTAATTGGGGATGATAAATATTTCCGGTGGTTCGCGTCCGGGGATCTGCAAAGCGTTAACATGTTAAATAAAATTGTACAGATAGCCGAGAAAATGCCAAATACAAAATTTTGGCTTCCTACTCATGAGCCTAAAATAGTTAAGGGGTGGTTGAAAGAATACAAAAGAAGCTTTCCCAAAAATCTTATTATCCGACTATCTGCTGTCCATGTAGATAAAGAAAGCAAAATTCCTAAAAGCTTACAAGGACATCAAAACATTTTGACAAGTACCGTGCACACTATCGACCCTATAGGGAATAATTGTTTAGCTCCAAAACAAAATGGAGCGTGTGAATCATGCCGGGCGTGTTGGGATACTAAAGTAAAAAATGTTAGTTATAAAGCACACTAAGATAAGAACTCAAGATTTTCCGAAGCCCATCATTGAGTGGGCTTTTTTATTGCCTAAAGTTTCATTTTGTGCCTATCGTAATTTGAGAGCTTCAGCTAGAGCAGGGGGGAAGAACTGGTATCAAAGTCTAACGCCTTTTTCATTATGTGCCGTTCGGAAACACAAAGTTGACTTATTGTCAAGCTAAGTTTACCTATGCAAGCCCTAAGTTTACATGTTCCAACTTTAAGTTTACATGTTCCACTTTCTGTTCCATAAGTAAAGTGAGAAAACCCTTTAAAACAACGTTGTGCCAATGTTCCAGTCCTCACAAGGTATATATGAGGTTTTTGAGATTACTCAAGAGGTCAAGAGCCTCTTTCGCGGTGTCACTTTAAATATATGTAAACTGAGAGGATGTCCCCTATTTTGCAGTAGTGGAACATTAAGACAGATTACTTTTTAATCACATATATATAATATAATATAATATAGTAATAGTAGTAGTAACAAGGGATTTCACGCATTCACACGCAGACTTATCCACAAAGTTATCCACAGATTCTGTGTAACTTTACATTTGGAACAGCCTAAAAGTTGACACAAGAGTTGGAACAACGGAATCCCTTGGTATCAGAGCGTTTCAGCCGATCTGTTCCAAAGGTAAACTTATAGCTTACATGTAGCAATACCCTTAGAACCCCCAGAATCGTCCCCTAACATTACATATTATCACCTCCGACCAACCCTACTCTTACATGTCAACCTATACTAGACTTGTTCCACATGTAAACTTACACAGAATAGACCAAATAATACTTGACACATTTATAACTTACATGTTTTAATAATAAAGTAATAGTTTACTTATTAACATTTGGAGATTTAATATGTACGAACAATTCTTAGAAACTATGTCCCGCAAAGGTGTGACATTCGATGACAGTAAATTTGAGGCGATTGAGGTTGAGGTACTGACTGCACTAATAAACTTTAGATACTGACTCACTAGAAGGCAGAGTAGGGAACATTACTACCATGATGAAAACTTTAAACAAAGTTCAAAAGGACTACGACATATCATATGAGCAACTGAGTGATCTCATTACGCGTATGCATGACTACTTAATTAACTTTAACAAGGAGGTAGCATAATGGCTACAACATACACCATTGACCTAACAAGCGTAGGCAATCAATCGAAGACAACCAAAACCTTTTTTAGAGAACGCAACTAACGAGGAGACCCGCAAGTGGCTAGTCGATCAAGTAAAACAGGGCAACATTTGGGTCGATAATATTGTTGAAGAGTCGAGTTGGGAAGATGAACCACCAATATTTGAGGAGGACGTGTAATGACTAACGAGTACAGCATCTACGAGTTTGTGAGTGAGGGTGAACGTATCTATGTACGGTATGACACCGACAACGATGACACAGGGGTATTCCCGATTATCGAGTCTGCTTACTACCTAGATGACAAGGGTAACAAGCAAGACTATGAGTTGGGAATGAAGGAATCGGACAGAGCTTACGATCACATAGTGGACGAAATGCAAGCTGACCCAAGAGACGAACCCGACTATTACTATGACATGGAGAATGCATAATGAGGTACATAATTTCAGGGAACGAAGTAGTAGAGTACGAGGCAGAAGTAGAGGCAGATAGTCAAGAGGAGGCGGAGGAAATATTTATACAAGAGATTCTGCCTGACTTAGAACCTAGCAATATACATGGTTGGCAATGGCACGAAACTCAGATATTGAATAAGGAGAATACATAATGGAAAAGTAACAGAAATCCGACCATACAAGTGGTCATCATGGGGTATTGAGATTTATTCGAGAGAGAACCGCAATGGAAGGATTGAATACGCCTACATCGTAGAGGAACAGAAGTGGTCGTGGATTAGAATGAAGGGCAACTATTCGCTAGAACCCGTAGAACAGGATGTACTCATCGCACCACTCTTTGAGAACCCTGAGGACTCAACTGACCTATACTTTGTTGTTGATGGGGAGTGCGATTCGAACGAGGCAGATGGTGGGGGTGAGGAAGTTGAGCTTCTTGAGCAACACTTGAAGACCGAGTACGCCACACTTGAAAAACAGGACGAAAACTTAGGGGAACGAGATCGACTATACCAGATGGGGTTTAAGGACAACGACTTTAGAATCGTAATTCAGTTCAAACAACGCAAACTAGGAGAATGACATGATGACAGGAACACCAAGCAAGGACAAGCAAGCAGAAGGAGAGGTATGGTATGGCATGACACGTTGGAACATTGACGACATCAAGTACCTAGCACCCGAGTGGACAGACGAGCAATGTCATGCGTTTATGGAGAGGCACGACCGACACTTGAAAGACCGCATGATAGAACTAGGTTGGGAAGTGCTAGATGTTTATGTAGCACAAGAGAAACAACTAATGGATACAATGACTTGGCTTAAAGAGCAAGATTCAACCATTGATGTAGACGCTGAAGACCTTATGGACGCAAACGGACTATACATAGAGGAGGACGAGTAATGAACTGCGACAAAGACTACGCGTATGAAGTAAGAGACGTCATTATCGTTAAGGTCGACACCGAGACAGGTGAGGAAGTATTGAACAGGGATGGATCAATAAAACACTTTAGACCGAAAGACATGAATGATTACTTGCATGTTGAGTTTTATGATGAAGAAGTGGAGGACGCGTAATGTATCACTTACAAATGAATACCATCGCAGATGGATGGGTAACGGCATGGGAGGGTGCGGAGTACAACACCTTTGGTGAGGCACTAGAACAACTCGATGAGTTTCTCGAGGAAGTAAAGACTGATGGTCTTGATTATAGTCGCGATGACTATCGCATTAAATTTATTGAGGGGATAGTCATGGAGTTTACCCCTGAAGGATGGGAGGATGACGGATGAAAATCATGTGGGAGATACTACAATTTGTATCGGTAGTAGCATTTGTGAGTAGCTTGGTGGCGATGGCTATCTACTTTTACCCGAAGGAAAAGAACTATCATTGCCACGCAAAGAACGAATACCTGTATGAAAGTATTATGGCGAATGGTAACGTCTTTGTTAAGACCGATCGACCCTGTATTGACATCAGGGATATTGAACCTAGAAAAACTATGGAGATACAAAATGAAAAGAAATAGTGTGAACTACCGAACTTATTTTTCGTGGGAGGCTAAGAAGGCGAGGAACAATCGCATACTTGGTTTTGTAGTGGGGGTAATCCTTACCTCGGCTGTGTGGTATATATTAGGAGGAATAGTATGAGTATCAAAAACGGGGAAGAACTGGTATCAAAG